TCACTTTACTTCGTAGTTGATATCTGCCTCATACCATACTCTGCCTGTGGCAGAAGGAAGGTGACCGTTGCTGGTGAGATATATGCCGCAGGTCATCATTTTTCCGGGGGCATAGTGAGCTGGTGCTTTGCCGGGTTTCCATCCAAGATATATATATTCATCGTTAGACAGATAATACGGCGGCAGAATCTTGTAGTGCATGATCCACCAGTCTGCTCCATTGGTTCCTTCGTAAGTAGCATTGCCTGCATCTACGGCAGGCAATGCAGCAAATCCGCAACGTCCATCTTCGTGAATAGGTGGGCGTGGATATGGACGTTGCTGGATAGAGAAAACCTTTCCATGCAATCTTTGGCATTCATAGCAGGTTTTGTGGTCTTACACGGCAACCCACTGTTTCCAGTTCACACTACGGGTTGTGACTGGAACATAGATACCGAGTTTTTTTCCGATGTCTGTGACGATATCACTGACTTTCTGCTGAAAGGACAGTGTGCTCACCTCCTATTCTACTTCAATTCGCACCATTCTGCAAGGGTATCAGTAGGTCATCGCCCTGTCCGAGTCCGCCGCGCCGTCGGTGGTGGGGTCAATCACCACGCCCAGGGCGGTCAGGAGGGTCAGCAGGGTCTGGATCAGGCTCATCAGCCAGTCCTCATTCAGGGGCGGCACCACGTCCAGCATCGCCAGCAGGTCGTACACAAAGCTGACGATCAGCGCCAGCACCGACGCCAGCCAGGTCTTGTTGCGAATGCGTACCTTCCAATTGATCTTCATTGAATCACCTCGCCTTCAGATCGCGGATGTCGTGCTCCGCCTCGTCCATGCGGCCCTCCAGGCGGAAGGTGCGCTCCACCACCTGATTGTGCCGGTTAACCTGCTTTTCCAGCTGGGACAGCCGATACTGCGTCAGCCGGGAGGACGCCATCACGCCCCCGCAGCTGCCCAGCAGTGTGCAGATGCCGGAAATCACCGCCACCAATACAGCCTCCGACATCAGGCGCCCACCTCCTGCAGCTTCCCCCAGGTCAGCGGCCCGACGACGCCGTCCCGACCAAGGCCGTTCGCCCCCTGGAAGGACTTGACGCACTCCATCGTGATGCGCCCGAAAATGCCGTCGATCTCCAGGTCATAGCCGATGGCCCGCAGCGCCCTTTGCAGGGCCTTCACATCATTGCCACGGTCGCCCCGGCGCAGCAGCGCGTCCACCGGCAGGTCGGTCTGGGCAGGCGGTTCCGGTTCAGCCTTGGCGGACAAATCCGTCTCCGCCAGCACGCCCCAGTATTTCCACTTGCCGATCCGGCTGTCCGCCTTGACCTTCATGCCCTCGGTGGAGGCATGCACGATGCGCAGGGGACTGACGCTGGTCACCAGGCCGATGTGGCAGAAATCGCCCTCGTCATCGCGGAATTTAGACGGGGTCTCCGGCTTCCACTTGAAGACCGCCATGCCGGGCAGGAGGTCAGCGGCGGAGGAAATCCGCCCTTTCTCCTTCAAGTGCTTGCGCCAGATGGTGTTGCTGCCGTGGTAAATGCGCTTGCCCTGCAGCCGGTACGCCCGGACGAACATGCCCGAGCAGTCAATGCCCCGCTCGTCGTTGGAGCCGGGCGTCGCGTAGGGCCAGCCGAGGCAGTCCTCGAAGTCTGCAATCAGCTTTTCAACTTGAATCATGTGCTCTTCCTCATTTCTTCTGAATCACGGTCATGGTCACGGTGGAGGAGACGGCCCCCGTGCCGGACGCGGTGTAAGGGTGCATCACCAATTGATGCTGTCCCCTGGCGACCCGGCCCAGGGCGTCGCGGGAGAGATAGGGCATGGCGGAGAAAGAGCCGCCCTGCCATTCGCTGACGGGGGGATAGCTGCCGTCGATGCGGACCTCCGCCACCCGCACGCCGGCATCCGGGGTGAAGTGGACGCGCACGTCCAGCAGGTCGGGCCAGTCCTCCACGGTGAAGTAATGCACCACGGGAGACTGATAGGAGCCCTCGGCGCGGTTCTCGCTGACGATATCCGCCACCGTGCCGCCCAGAAGCTTGCCCGCCGTCACCTGGCGGATCAGCTCGTCGATCTCGTCGCTTTCGCGGCTGCGGCGCTGATGGTTGGTCAACGTCAGCACCGCGCGGCCCGGCTCGCCGTAGACGTCCTCCCGGGCGATGGCGGAAATGCGGGCGCTGAGGTAGAGGTTCATATCCGGCAGGGCCAACCGGCAGAGTTTGCCCAGGCGGAAGCGGTCGAAATCATCCGCCGTGGACTGGGACAGGTCGTATGCGTCCACGGTGACGGTGGTTTCCGGCGCACCGTGGCGGTCCAGGTACAGGCAGGCCACGTCGTAGAGGGTCGCGGTGTCGAAGATGCGGTCGCTGTGCCAGGTGCGGCTCACCACGCCGTAGCCCGCTGCCAGCTCAGATTCGGCGTAGTCCAGGCCCTGGATGGGCAGGAGGCTCACGCGCGTTCCCTCCGTTTCCGCGCCGAAGGGGTATACCCTCGTGCAGAAGCGGCGGGCGTCCCGGTCAATGTGCAGGCTGCGGAGGTTGCGGCTGAGGCGGCACTCGCAGTCGGGGACGTCCGGCAGGCGGCGGATGTGCAGCAGCCAGGGCGTGACGGACTGGTCAAAGTCCGGCGCATAGCCCTCCGGGAGCATGTCCAGCATGGCGGTGAGGGCGGTGAGGCCGTCGGCGTAGCCGGTGGAGAAAATGAGGGTCATGTCCTCGGGTACGTCCACCCGGCCCAGAGCCCAGCGGGGCACAGGCTGGCAGTCCAGCACGGCCTGCAGTGCCTGACGCACCGGCTTCATGAAGGTCTGGGCGGGCATCATGCCGTCCCGCAGGGTGCACAGGCCGTGGGTCAGCGATACCCTGCACACACCGCTGACCTCCTCGTCCACCTTCGTCACGCGGAAAACGCCGATGCTGCCGTTTTCGTCGTACAGCTCTGCCATGTCCATCACGGATACGGCGGGCGCATCCGGCGCAAGCTGCATCACCGCCGTGCTTAGCCCGTGCAGCTGCATGTCCAGGGAGAGCGCCAGGGGCGTCAGGCGGTCAATTTCGTTCAGGTGCCTGTCCAGCAGCCGGGGCATGCGGAGCTCCGTCATACGCAGCGCCCCCTTGCCGAGAAGGTCGCGTGCAGCAGCTCCTCGCCGTCCGCGTAAACGGTAGAGGTCTGGCCGCAGGGCGCCAGCAGCCGGTCGGCGGACTGGGGCGTGCGGCGGGAAAGCACGCTCTCGCCGTCAATCCAGGCGATCATGATGCCATCCCGATACAGCAGGGAGAAGTAGCTCCCCGCCGGCAAGTCGATGTCATCGAACACCATCTCCGTCAGTCCGCAGTGGAGCTTCAGGCGGTGGATGGTGTCCGCGCCCTCGTTGATCACCATCACCTCCACCGGAGCAGGGGAGGGCGCATTGCCGGGCACGTCGAGGGTCATGATGCTGTTGCCGGCGGCCCGGGCGACGGCGGAGGTCTCCCACCAGGGGGTGTGGGAGGTGGTGAAGCGCAGGGTCAGCTCCTCCAGCCAGTCCTCGCAGGAAAGGTCGGGAAGGGCCGTGCAGATGACCTGCAGCCGCTGTCCGGGGCGGCTGGAGATGGTCAGTGCGCCGCCATTTTCGGCCCAGGCGTACACCGCGCGGAGCACCTCGCTGCGCCGGGCTGGGCCGTCCTCATGGATGGCGAAGCGCACCGTCACCGACAGGCTCTCCCGGGTGCGGCTGAGCAGCCGCTGACCCTCCAGCCAGGCCGGGGTCAGGGCCTCGCGGTATACCGGCGCCTCCTCCCGCACGTCCGTCACGCAGATGCTCTTGTCCAGGCTGGACAGCGTAATGCCACCCAGCGCACAGTCAAACAGGGTTGTCATGGTGTTCAGCCTCCTTGCTCATGGGGGAAGAAGCGCACGTCCAGCGTGGTCCGGACGCCGAGGGCCGCGCCCTGCTGCACGCACTCAGTCATGCCGGGCCGAATGACGGCAAGACCGCCTTGCGTTTCCAGGGGCAGCCCACGATGGGGGAAATACTGCATGAGGGTATCGTGCAGCATCAGGCGGCTGGTGTTGGCGATGCCGCCGGCGCACCACAGCGTCATGGTGATGCAGCCCTTGCTGCCGGGTACGCAGGGCATGGAAACCGCCGCCGTCAGGTAAGGGAAGGCCAGGCCCTGGGGCACCGTGTCGGCCAGATGCACCGGCAGCCCGAAGTCCGCCAGGTACTCGATCAATGCTTGAACGACAGCGTACATCACGGCAGCACCACCCTTTCCACCGGAGCCTGGGCGAAGTTCAGCCCCGACCAGGCCGGGGAGCGCATCATGTCGCTGCAGCCCGTTACCCGATAGACGGCGCCGCTCTGCTCCCTGCGCACCAGGTCTCCCGGCTGGAGGGTCACGTCGAAGTCATGAAGCAGCACCGGATTCTCCGTCAGCACCGGCTGACCGCCCATGGGGAATTCCTTTCCGGGTACCATGGTCAGCACGGCGCGAAAGGGCGTTCCGGGGCGGAAACCGCCGGTTTCGCCGCCCAGGCCGTCGGGGGTGGAGAGCTTTTCCAGCAGGGTGAAGGCCTCGAACCAGCGTTCGATCATACCTTCACCTCCCCGAACATGCGCATATAGGGGGCCAGCGCGGGCGCGAAGGCCTCCTGCCAGGTGACGCTGCGGCGGCTGACGCTGTAGGCGCCCAGCTTTTCGTCCGTGACGGAGGGATCGGGATTCGCCTGTGCCCAGACGGCAATATCCCCGCACAGGCGGAGGAAGTCCGCCGGGGGCATCAAATGGTACACCGTGCCCTGGAAAGTCACGTTGCCCAGCTCCGGGATGCCGCCCTGCTCATCCAGCTGATATACACCGCAGGGTGCTTCCTCGCCCGTGACAGCGATCCACATCCCCGGCTGCAGCCCCTGGGCAGGGTTCAGTACACCGCCCTGATGGGACCATTCCCCGGTGACGGCGGAGTGAATGAAATGATTGCGCACATGGCGCATCACATCGGATACCTTAACGGTCATGATTGATCTCCTTTCCTGCTGCGGATTGACAAAAAAGGGCTGCATGCGCCCGGGTTGGTACGCATGCAGCCGGAGTATCATTCCTGGGTGATCTTGAAGTACATCACAGCTTCGGGGATGATGACCTTCGCGCCGGAGAGGCACAGGCCCTTCACACCGTCGCAGAAGCCCTTTTCGGGGCGGTAAGCATCCACCTTGGTGATCTGGTTGGCAAAGGTGACCGCGTCGGAGGTCATGCCGATGATTTCATCGGTCAGGTCGGGGCTGATGTAGATGTCGAAGCCGCAGGCGCGGGCCACGGCGCCGTTCTCCAGGCGGTCAGCGGCCTCGGCGGAGCCGGTGACGAAGCGAGGGTCCATCAGCAGAGTGGTTTCCACGAAGGGAGGCACGATCAGCTTGCGGTTCAGGCGCGGGACGTTGTTCTGATCCAGCAGCAGCTTAAACTGCAGGATCATGAAGTACACGCCGTCAGGGTCGGACAGGGAGCCGGTGATGGTCTGCTTCGTACCTGCGTCCTCCTTGATGACGGAGAGGATGTACTGCTCCGCATCCAGGGCCAGGCGGTAGGCGGCGTTGCGCATGAAGAGGATGTTCCGCTGGGGATAGACCAGCAGCATTGCCGCCATGGCGAAGGCCAGGCAGGTGGTCTTGCAGCTGCCGCGGTGAGCCAGGAGGGTGAAATCCTCTGTTCCGCAGATCATTTCCTCCAGCCAGGCCCCGTGGAGCTCGTCCGTCAGCCGGGTGAGCCCGCACAGCCGCGCAGCTTTGGCCGGATGCCGCATCAGCAGCTCAATCGCCGCCTTACGCATGGCTCGCCCTTTCGGCCAGGAGCTCCGACACAGCCTCCTCCACAGCAGCTGCAGCAGCGGTCATGTCAATCTCGTTTTCCCCGTCCTTTTGGACGAACAGGCTGTGATACTTGGCCAGCTGCTCTGCCGCTTTGAGCCGTTCGGCGGATTTCTCCCCGCGCATCAGCTCGGTGAAGGTCGCCAGGACCTCCTCCGGCGTGGCGATGTCCGGGTCAGGCATATCGGTATGGTGCATTGGGCGCGTCCCTCCTTTCCACCTGTCAACTTCGCGGTACAGAAAAGACGCTCCCATCGCCAAGGGGAACGCCTGTTTCTATTTGACCACGATAGCATAATAACACAGGTTGAAGGAAAACGCAAGCAAATGAGAGCGAATGTTCGCAAATACGCGCAAGCGGACGCAAATGCGCGCAAATCCGGCGCGCTATATAATGAAGCTTAAGCTGCCCGCAGGAAATCGCGGCGCATCTGGTTGGCCCGCTGCCGTGTGATGCACAGCTCGCAGGCTACCTGCTCGTCGGTCTCCGCCATCATGTAATAGCGCCGTACCACCGTATATGTGCGGAAATCGTCGATCTGTCCCAGCATCGCCTCAATGGGCCCGGCCAGCAGCATCAGCTCCTCCTCCTTGCGCAGGGCCAGAGCCTCCAGGCCGTCCGCCAGATGGGCTGCCGCTGCGTTGACGTCGTTGGTACCCCGGCTGATCCGGTCGTACTGCGCGGTCTGGACGCCGCTTGGCCGGCCGTCCGTACCCACCCGGGCCAGCTGACGCCGCAGCTCATCCAGTTCAATCACCCGCTCGCGGTAGGCCTCCAGCAATTCCTTCTTGTTCATTGCAACTCCTCCTCCATTGGAAAATGATCTGTCCACGCAGCGAATGAAGAACATTTGTACGCGAACACTTGTTTTTATTATATAATATAGGAGAAAAAATGTCAATCCTTGAATTTCGGCAGGAGAAGAAAGCGCCCCAAAATCTCCGAACGATTTTGGGGAATGACCAACGGAAAATGCTGGCCAAAAGCGAAACGCTGGCAAATCCTTTTGGGAAGAACGTTCGACAATCTCAAAAACATAAGAAAAATCGCAAAAAAGTTGAAAAAGACTGTTGA